TGGAAGATTAAGTTTAAACGATAACTTTCGTCCGGTTGTTGAAGAGATTAACTTAGTGCTTGAACCAATTTGTACAGTGTTGAAAAAATCAGAAGTTCCAGTACCAACACTTTTAACATTTCTAAACCCATCCCCAGTAGATAGAGAAGCACCCTCCAGGTTAATTAAATGCAATCGATAGTTTCCTGCTGGATCTTCTTCAAGTTGTCTGACTGCAGCAGTCCCAAGAATAGTTCCTGTTCCGCCAACTGCATCATATAGATTTACTGATGAGTAGAATGAAGGCAGATTTTTATTATCTGTAGCATTAACAGTTACATATTGCTCATATCCAATAGAAACAAACTCATTTGTTTTAGTTTCTATTGCAGTAGGTTTGTCAATAATTAATTCTGTAGGATGAGTGGTTTCACAGCGATATCCTTTAACATACGAAACGCCCTTTGAAACAGTAAGAAGAAAGTTATTTTCTGCCAATGTAGAACCAGCAGAGTCAACATTACCGAGAGTAATTCTGTAAGGATTTAAACTATAATCTCCAGATTCTTCAGAGGTTCTCTTTGCTAACAGATGATTAATTTTGAGCGTATCATCATTACTAGCAAATTTAGTAATTACACTTTGTTTTACAGAACAAAGTTGTATGTAAGAATCATCAGGATTTGTGAACGACTTATCGATCAAGATCAGTCGAATTCTGTATCGATCTGCTCCAGGAGAAGATAAGTTTGGCGTTCCACCTTGATTATCATAAAGAGATGTTGTATCTGATACGGTAACAATATCTTGAATTAATTGAAACCCTACTTCCCCTGTGAATAAAGGAGTATATTTAGAGAGAATAAGATGCTGCCCAGGAACGTTAACAAGATGCCCTGAAACGAAGAAGTCGCCTTCTGTAGTTTGTATTGAACAACCTTTTCCAACAGGAGGATTAAGAGGGTCTGTCCCTGCAGTTTCTACAGTAATTGATCCAGCACCGCCTGAAGATGTTAAAACCTCTCCTTGTGTAAACCGTATACCGGAATTGGTTGCTGTTTGAGTACCGTCATCAATATATTTAACATAGAACGTAGCAGGGTCAACACCATTCGGCAAAGGAGCAACATATTGTAAGACCTGTGCTTGCACACCACTAGTTGCGCCAGTTAAAGTTTTTCCAATATGAGAAATTGTTGGTTGTCCACCTTCAGGATTAAGTCTTACATATTCATACGCGCTATTAATCGCGGTTCCGCCAGGATTAACCATAGAACCATTTTTAAATAGATTAGAACCAAGACGAGCGATTTCTGCCTGAATGATTGATTGCATTTCATTCAATTCTCTCGCTTGGAGTGCTCTACCTCCATGGAAAAGAACTTTATGATACGCTCTTTCTTTTTCCCAATCGTCGTTGTAGGTTGAACTAAATGAATTAGATGTAAAATTAGTAGGCATACTTCGTTCCTAGAATCTTATGACAATTTTGAGGTCTTCGGTTTGTTGCGAATTTCTATCAATCGCAGCGCGGTTATCAGTATATAACAAATCACCACTAAATCTATCTATGTCTGCTGCAGAATCGAAATTTGAACCTAATAATATTGCACTAACACCAGATCCATTGCTAATAGTTTCTGAATTGACAAACTGCGTAAATCCTGTTGAATCGTTCTGATGGTACCAGATTTTTGTATTAACGTTATCAGAAAAATCAACAAATGCTTTTGCACCAGAAGTAGCTCCAGTTACAGTGTCGTCTTCTTGAAACGTTCCGCCAGTCAAATTTGAGTAGACTAATTTTTTAAGAAATAATCCTGTCGTCGTAGTAAAGTTTGCTCCGCCAGGAGTTTTTGGATTTCGCATTAAAGAAACTTGTCTAAAATCATTAGAAGCAAGGATGGTGTCGTTTTCGTCGTTCTCAAGTTTGACATTAAACATTGCTGATAATGCGCGTAAATCTTGAGTGGCGTCACCACCAATACCGAGAGGAGGAGAAAAGATTGGTCTAACTGTACCAGTTCCGCCACCCGCAACTACAGCATTGGCATAATCATAATCTCTTCCAAAATTCTTATCGCTATTTGTGCTATCGTCAACAGTAACTTTAACGATATTACCATTGGCATCAATGGTAGCGGTTGCTGCAGCGCCAGTTCCGTTTCCTACAATAGAAACTGCCTGAGTAGAACTCGCGGGATAAGTGCCGGCACCATTCGAAACAATTTCATATCCTACGATAGATTTCGGATGGTTTGCCGCAGCATCATCTTGAATATCTTTCTGTTGTGACTCTGTTGCTTGAGCATAAGAAACTGCTGAGTCTATGAAAGCAACAGGTATGAAATTTGTTGAGACATACTTATTAGCATCACTACTGCTGATGTTATACAAAAATTTCCAAACATAACCATCACTAGTGTCAAAAGGTAACACTGATGTACCAGTTGGTTTAATCGTAGATCTAGTAGATTCTCCTCCGCCATCTTTACCTTGTTGCAGACAAATGTAAACATTATTTTCATCTGTCATAACATAATATCCGTTTGTTGGGACATTAGCAACGGCATCAGAAAACGCAGGATAAATGGTGTTTGCTATCCAGTCGTGCCTTGGAATAACATAAGAGAAATTAGCAATAACTTTTGCAGATTGTAATGCCAGTCTTGTATCTCTCGCATTTCTGAGCGATTGAAGCGCATCATTTACAAGAAAATCGGGCGCGTCGTCCGAAGCATTCCAGTCTTCTGATCGACCAATCGCCATGTAATAAGTATTAGAAGCAGAATCTAAGAAGTCTGTCTTTAACTTATCCAGCATGAACTGTTTAAATTTATTTGTGACAATAGCAGTCATTTGTTATTCTCTCCGTCTATTAAGACCATGATATGTTAGGATGTCCAGCATTTACTAAGCGCCATTTACTCGATTGGTTGTCCCACATTAAGTGTGCAATTGCAGAGTCGAGCAACATTTGTGTTCCTTCATGAAAAGTTCCTGTTACTGTCACTCTAAAATTACTACGATTATTAATATACTTAATTTGCCCCTCAATAGTTCCGCTAGGAAGTGTCGCTGCAGAAACGCCAGAATTTACAGTTTGAGTGCTGAGTGGTTTATCGCCATCGTATGTTCCACCAGAAACTGTCTTATGATCAAAATCTAATGCAATTTTTTGACCAAACAATACCGCTTTATTTCCTTTACCACGTAACCTAAGATTGATATCAGAATCTGTTCCTGAAGGAATCAAATCAATATCGTTACCACTAACTGAGTTACCAACAGCAAGGACATTAACAATATTCCCTCCTTGGTTATCAAGGAGAAGCATATTCTTACCAAGATCGTTCTTAATATAACCTTGTATCAGAGGGTTATTTAATTCTGCAGAATCTAATGTTTTATTAGTTAATGTTTGTGTATGTGCCTCAGTTACTACAGTGTCGTCGCCCGTTAATAGAGGCAAAGTAATAGTTCTATCTGCAACCAGTTCAGAACCTCTTACTTTATAATAATGATTCTCAGATAAATCCCCGATCAATGGAGTTAATAGTGTGGCAGAATCTAATGTTTTATTCTTTAGCGTTTGCACCGCAGAATCAAGGACAAAAAAGTTTGTGCCAGAATCAAAGGGTATTAATGTAAAAGAACTTGAGGACGTAGGGTTTTGAGCGCCAATAGAAATCGTATTTCCTGAAACACCTTGAATTTTAATTTCGTCACTATCGAATTCGATTCGCGAAGACAAGACATTTGCTGTGCCGAATTTCTCATAAATTTCTTGGAAATTCGCATTGATCTTGTTCGCGCCAGATCGTAACGTATCACCCGTTCCATCATTTGCTGCCGAACCTGTATTGATAATCTCGCGTGTCATTTCTTATTCCAATTGATTACTGATTTATTTATATGTTTTTACTTAGTTGTCGCTAAAATCATAAAAACTTTTCTTCGACGGAAATAGTCCTGTTATCCCTGAATCTACAGAGAAATCTAATCTGCCTCCACCTGCTTCGCCATAATTTGTAGAATCTTGAGAGAAGTCTGGGTAGTAAACTTGCCAATCGCTATCTGCGCCTGTGTGACCGCTTGCAACACCGCTATAATTTGGATCTGTTGTACTACCTATAACATATCCATCAACCATTTTTAGCAAAGAAGGATTGAATCTGTCTAGTTGAAAAAGAGTCGCTTCGCCAAATCTTCTAATAGAAGTTTTTTGCGGATCTAGACGAACGCCGCCGCCTATTGAAGTCCACCTTGATCCAGTGTATGAAGAGTCCCATTCAGAGTATGAATTGTTCGCTGTAAAAGTAGTAGCGTTCATCATATTAACATCAACAAACCCTTCATAGATTGGTATCGGAACGTCTTGCAATCCTGGGTCTGGCATTTGTTGTAGACCAGATGCCGGAGTTATTTGAAAAGTATTGTTGTCGATTAATATTTGTGTTTGCTGACCAAAAAACCCTTCTCCCGTAAGAGCAATCTCTGCACCAAGATAAAAACCAGAAGGATGAACGAAAAGTTTGTAGATTTCTTTCCATTTGGAAATAGGTAATCCAGTTTTAATTAAGATAGAGAATGTTTGATATAATTCATCATTGGTGATAAATTTGCCATCTGCTGGTCCTAATTTCGAAGACCCTAATGTAAATATATCCTCTTTTGGATATCGAATCTCAGGGTCAATGCCAAAGAACATTCGAAAAAATTGTTGAATCGAATACTTGGTTCCTTTTGACCTATAAAGGGTATTAGAGAATTTTGCTGCTGATCTTTTATCAGTAAATCCTTCAAAATAAGATTGCCCCAAAAGAAGTTCGTCTTCAAGAAAGACAAGTAATCTAGAATCAAGAGTTGTAATATCTCTCGTTTGAAATAAATGATCAAGCAATTCTGTTGATTCATTATTTTCTAAGACAAATTCATAATACTTTTCAAAGAGACTAAACAGTTTTGGATAAGTTTCTGGAAAGAAATCAGGAAGAATCTCTTCAATTCTTCTATCGCGGAACGTTAATTCTCTACGATTTATATCTTTTAAAGTAGAATGAGCCATTTATTGTGAACTCACTATCAATCCACGGAAAGAAGATTCAGTCTCATCGTACTGTAATATGCTTTCTCTAATCGGAGATATCGCTGCCTGATTTGCAGGCACTGCTATAACTTTAATATAATCAACGCCGCCAGGAATCGATTCTGGTGCAAATCCAGTTAATGTTATCTTACCACTTCCTTCATACGATCCAATATTGTCTATTACTGGAGACTGTGTAGATAAATCAATAATTTGTATCACGTTTGTCTTCAATTTATTTCTTAGGATACAATTTTTATTTTGGAAAGAAAAGGTTGAAGATGTTATACTGTAATTGATATCATCAGCACCTTGAATTTCTACAGGGAAACGAACAATGTAATCTTGAGCAGTTCCTAGTTTTGAAGTAGTTGTCACTGAACGATCGTTATTTGTTACTGTTACTTG